AGTTACAAATGCCCCTGGTAGTGTTCCGCCGGTGTCGCTTGACCTGTAAACTGTGACTTTTCCCCCACTTCTTACTTGTTTCACTATTTTATCAGCTAAAGCACGGTCATATCCAGGTAAATCATCTCTATATGTTTTTCCAAATAATTCATCTAACATGTAACGGTCGTCGCTTTGAATAACTGTTTTTAGGGTGTCTGTTCCTTCAAGGTCTGGGAACTGCTTTCTGTAGTCCATGGCTTCTTTTGGTGTCCAGCTTTCACCGGATACTGATTTAAATTCAAGGTTTCGGAATTGGTCATAGTTAAGCTTTGAAACATCTACACGGCCATGAGAATCAAGCGGTAGCTTGTCTATTGTCATTCCAGGAATAGGGATAATATCTGATTCTTTAAAAGTCACCATACCTGGCGGTGCCATAAAGCCCAACGGCATCAAATAAGGTACATTGGTACATCGGCAATTAATCCATTCCTTAATTGAACCTGTGCGGTCTCCCGGGTGCATCAGTCCATTACTGAATTTTGATCCCACCTTGGTTATCTGGCCATGGATCTCTTTGTGACTGTCACGGACCCTAGCGTCTTGACCAGTCCACCACTGATGATAATTCACGTCAAAGTCTTGTAATGTTTGATAATTACCCATGTTCTGAGCCGAGTTTATCTCTGTCCGTGCTATACGCTGGGCTTCATATCCTTTTAGTTTACTGAATTCTTTTATCAGGTTTCTTTCAACCTCTTTTATCCCCAACCCATCACGGTAACCATCACTTAAAATAGTCATTATATTGTTTTTAACACGGTTGAGGGTGTGTTGCGATGCTATGAAAGTCTGTCTCTGTAAATTACTGTATATTTCAGGGCTGAAATCAACTAATCGTAACACTTTGGACTGTTCACGTTGCAGGTTTATCAGGTCAATGGTGCTTTTACGACCATTCCGCATCGCCTTAGTGGTTTCATAAAGTATTGTCTGATTATATTGGGTTTCAATATCAAACCATGGTGTTAGGATTTCATAGGCTTGATATGCTATTATATCAGGGTCGCCATAGTTTTTCAGGAATAATCGGAGAGTGTTGCGTTCTGTGGTGGTGAATAATCCTCTTAGTTTGTTACTTAGTGCTTTTTCTGCTAGTAACCGCATCTCGTATTCTTTCTGTAAGCCTGTTAAAAGCGTTCTTCCTGCTTGCACCTTCTTTGCTATCCTTTGTTTCATCCCTTGTTTCATCATTAACCCCATCACCATCATCATCGATAATATCTGCTAATTCATCTTCTAAACCATTCAGGACAGTATCCGTTCCAGGTGGGTCTATCATCGCCTCCTGATTCCATATGTGCTCTAATGGAGTGTTATTTAAATAAAATTCATCCAAGTAACTGTTATCCACACTTTCCAAACCAAAACGCTCACTAAAGTACCGCCTCATCTCCGCTGGTGTCATGGCAGCGTTTTTAAGGAGGATTTCAGCAACTCGGAGGTCATTAAAAAGGTCAAATATATCAATCTCATTAAGCTTAAAATACCAGTCGGGATTGGGGAACATTTCTTCAATGAGCATCTGTATATCATTTTCATCATCTCCTTGGATGGGTTCTAATATACTGTTTTTATAGATTTTAGTAGAGGATTCACTATTATCACCACCAAGCTTCCCGGTTTCATTGATACCTATCCGATAGGGTGGTACTCGGTGGGCTGCTATTACTTCATCTCTATTGTCTTTTCGGTATATACGGAATCCTGCTTCTTTGGTGTCTATGCTGAGGGGTTGTAGTTTGATTTCAACATTACCCTCTTCCCCTTCGGAGGGTACTAGTATTGTAACTGCACTGTGCGGGTTTTTCATCACGTCTTTGATTTGCTGTGAAATCTTGTATCGTAGGGTTTGTGTTACATCGTATTCGGGGTCGTCTGGGCTTTTGTCGTAGTCTTCAAAATCACCACTGATGGTCACGGCGAAGGCGGGCATTCCATAGTTTTTGAAGAATGCGTTGTTGTAGGTGGCTCGGCTGGTATCACCGTGTATGGCGGGTATGGCGGGTATTATCTTAGCCAGTCCATAATACTTACTTTTTGGGGTGTAATCCATTTGCCAGAGTAGTTCATTAGCTCTTTCATCAGGTTTTAACCGGTTATAGGGGTATATTTCCCCTGTGTCTTTATGGACATCAACCAGTTTGCCCTCGACTTTGTTACGGTTATATATCACGAACCAAACTGTTTCCATCCCGATTTGCTGTTTTACTCGGAAACCATCCCTGTGACGGCGTAGGTGCTGAGCGGCTATGTGGTCTAATCCGGTTATGGGTGTTTTGCTCCGTCCTTCACGGATTACTTCCAACGCCCCATATCCCATGGCTCGTCTGTCATAGGTACGCTGGTATAGTAGTTTGTTCAGGTTAGGGGTTAATCCTTTGACGAATTCTCTGATTTGGTCTTTTTCATGTTCTGATCCTTCCTGTTCGGGTAGGTGTTGTATGGTCCAGCCATTATCACTGCTTTCCCGGGCTACAACATCCACACACTGGGCATGGTAGGTGTTCACTTCTAATAATTCCAGTAGACTTTCGGGGTCGTATAATGGTTCGTAAAACTCTTCATAATCCCATCCATCACCTTGTATCTGTTTACTCTCATCATGACTTGTATCTGATTTGAGAGCGTATCGGCTCAGGACAGAGTTACTGACTAAATCCCAATCTCCATCCTCCTTTGTGATTATAAATGCGTCTGGTGTCTTTTTTCCCATTATACTCTAATCCTCCGTCTTGGTCGCTCCCAGTACCTGGCACTGCCAGTTAGGGTGTCTACTATGTTATCTTCACCGCCATCCTCACCGGTGAAACCTATTAATTCCATGATTATCTTCATTATCGTCTTTTTACGCATTGTATCCGTGTCAAAGCGTATACGACCTGTTTCAGCCATGACTTCTAAGTCGAAGGAGCGGTCTAATTTACTATCCCGTACTTTGTCCTTTAATATCCTGGGGTAGCCTTTAAGTTCGGGTAATCGGCGGAATTTGGTTATTAGTAGTTTGCTCATGCTTCCGGGTTCTTGTTCTACCATTATCCTGCAGTTTTTCCCGTCTTTGATGGTGGTGGTTGTGAATCTGTTGAGGACTTGGTTGCTGCTGTATTGTCCGTGTAGTAAGTCCCGGATTATTAGGAGTTTTTCGTTGTTGGTGTTGTCGTGGTAGTAGGCGGTTCGGGTGGCTGCTAGGTTGTCACCATCTTCACCGGATGCTGCGAAGTCCCAGTATCTCATTTCATTGAGTTTACTTGGTAATATTGTTTTATTTGTTAAGAGTGAGGGTAGGATGTCGCCTTTATCATCTAGGAACCATTCCCGCTTAAACACGGGTCCATCCCGTTCCTGAGGATTTCCCTGGTAAATGGCATTGAATAGGTATGACCCCATTGCTTTTTTCTCTGCTAGCAACCATTCTCTTGGTCGCATTTCGGGCCAGAGGGCTTCCCCTTCCTTTCGACCTACCAAGTCAGAGTGGGGGTCTTCGCAGAGGGCGGGGAAGTTAATGTTCACCCATGTATCAGGTGGTATAATTCCTCCATTGTCTAGGATAGTGAGGGCTTCCTGTGCCTCAATCACTGGTTCGTTTTCATATATTATTCCGTGGAGGTCGTTGGTGGCTAGTCGTTGAGCTATGACAATCATTATAGGTGGTAATCCGTTTTTACGGTATTCCAAGCTTGTCTTTGCCACTCCCATTATCCATTCTTGTAGGTTTTCATGGACTGTTCGGCTCCGTGCTTCTTTGGGTGATTTTATAGGGTCATCAACTACGAATAGTCCGGCTCCGAATCCTAGGATACTACCTGCTTGGCCCACTGCTAGCATTCGGCCAGTGTAGGGTTTTTGTAGGTTAAATTTGTTATTGGCTTTACTGTCCTCTGCTAATCGGACATTATAAGGGCTTAGGTGTCCGTATTCTTTTAATATGTTCTTACATTGCTTACCGAACTCTGATGCTAATAATTGGGTGTAGGATGAGAGGATCACATCATCCCAGGGGTAATGAGCTAAAAAATAGGATATAAAATTCCTTGAAATCAATGTGCTTTTACCATGTCGTCGGGGTTCACTAATCATCAACTTACTAACTCTACCTGCTAGGGCGTATTGTAAGAATTTGATGATCACTACGTCAAAGTTACGGGGCATCCAAGCCCCTTGATTTATAT